GCGAGTTTAATATGAACCCATTTTATAACGGATAGAGTCTGCCCCATAACAGCGACATAGTAATAAATATGAGTATACACTCAAAAATTTTGTTATTTTAATTTCTAGACTTTCTCCGTATCTTCAAACTTTAAGATTTAATATAACCGCCAGTATGGAACGTCACAGAAATGATATGAACTTTGATGAGAGTCAAAAGATGCTATTATGGGCTGCTCCCTCTAGCATAGTGTATGACAAGAAATTAGATACTGCACTGAGATCAACATCAGTCCGTATGATAAAACAACTCTTGTCTGATGGAGATGCTACTTCATACAATTTAGATATCAATCTGCTACTGCAACACTATAATGAGTCAGACCTACTATATACTTTAACCGATAACTCTTGTTATGCTCGGATACTGAACCACTTATTCCGGATGACACGGAACCGGCAGAATTTATACCCTAATGCATCGAAGAATCTTGTCAGAGCCTATAATATGGCCATGGACAATATGCATTTTCAGCATCACTATTCCATGCAATCAAATGAGCTCCATACTAAACGACTTGCAAATAGGAGCCTCCATGAGTTGTCCCGGAAGATGATGCCTACATTATTGATCAGGAATCTTATGGGATTATCTGATCAATTCAGGTCCATTATAGACCGGACACCACATCTGAAACGTGCATTAGATAAGAATTTGACTCCTGAGGATAAAGTAAAATTGCTGGCCAAAGAGAATAAATGTGTTATAGCATGCCTGGATATAACAATAGTGTGGGGATGGAGTCACTTCATTATCGAGACACCTGATTCAAAGATATTCTTCATGCCAATGTCATATATGCTCCTTATTCATAATAAGTTGTCTGACTTGATATCTGTGCTGGTGCTAATCCAATACCAATCGGGTATATGTCATAGCGTTAATGCGTACGAAACTGTAGTCAGGATGATACAAGAGATGACGACCTTGTCTATCAGGTATAGAGACGATTTTGCTCGAATTGCAGGTTGTATAGAGGGGATGGTCATCGGAGAGATATTGTTAGAAGCTGAAGAATGGAGGAATACCGATCTATTAGATAATATCCAAAGTGATCTAATGGAAAAGATTGGGTATGATTACAAGTCTAGTCAGCTCAGAAAAATATTACTTGAAGCAGATATCCCCCTCCGGAATGAATTAGGGTGTTTATCAAAGATGCTGGGACATCCATTTGTAGACATGCAAGCTGGGGCATTGAAACTGCACAAGCGCACAACTACACCTAAATTACTAACATATGCCTCAATTTCCTGGGTTACCAACAAAGCAAAAGAAAGCTTTGTCAAGCAGTATGTATCCAGACATCATAAGTGGCCTCCTGTCGAGATAAGCTTTGCGAACCTTAATAGAGATCCGTTACTTCAGGCGAATCTGCGTAACAAAGATCCTGATCACCCATCCATAACGGAAGTCTATGGTACAGTCAAGAATGAGGATTGGGCAAGGGTTGAACTTCAACCGTGCCTGGAATTCCAACAATTAGATAATGTTATCCCATTCTTGAAGGATAAATCCATATCAGTATTGAGACATGAAGCTGTCCAATTATACCTGGATAGGGATTCTGAGAAGAAAGGTAGGTGGGCAGATACAAGGCTACTCTTATACTACTTGTTAAACCCTCTCAAGAAGCTAGATCACCAAGAATTTGTACGGAGGTATACGGATGCTGCAACTCTTGAAGAACTGGCTGATTACCTGATTATTCGACTTGTACCAAAAGAAAAAGAGCATAAGATTGAATTCAGAGGATTCGGAGTGAAAACGTACTTAGATAGAATGCGGAATTTAACACAGGAGAAAAATGTAGCCAAATTCCTAGACTTGTATTGTGATGAACAGTCAATGACATTAAGCGAATTGGAGATCTCTCAAAGATTATACTCGTTAAGGACCATTCTCAAGGCCTACAAAGGATGGAAGGTGCTGTACATCAATTTTGATTCATCAGGTTGGAACAACTGCTTCCGAGATGAGTCCGTAAAACCAGTTATTCGAGAGACGTTGTCGAGGATCATGGGCCATGATGTTATGCACCGCATACACGAGGGATATGAGAAAAGCCTGTTCATAATACCTGATGGGGATGTTACATTCCACTGGGAAGGACAACAAGGCGGGATAGATGGGCTGAACCAATATGCATGGGTTTGGGTATACGTAAATCAAATAAAATACGCGATGAAAGACCTGCCTTTCAAGTTCCACATGCTTTGCAAAGGGGATGATATGCGCCTAGCAGTCATGATACATCCATCAATGATAGACGATACTAGGGATATGAAGTATTATCACAGTATTATTGTTAATAAAGTTGAGGAGGCGGCTAAAGAATTTGGGCATGAAATAAATATCAAGGAGTCGTACGGGAGTGAGAAATTCTTCACGCATTCGAAAGTAGCAAGTCTCGGAACTATAGAACTACCTCAAGGATTCCGGAAAATCCAGAAGGTGTATGGGGCTAATAATGCAATGATAGCAGTACTTGATGAGTATATTGCAAGCTCGTTTAGTAACGCGCATAGTGCATGTAAGTGTATGTCCAACACATATTCTGCGTACTTCGTTGCGTGTGTATGGTCATATTGGCAAATTATAATAAGCGGGCATTACAATAATCTCTCTGATGATCAACTACTAGCACTGTTGCTCATTCCTAACATGTTAGGAGGATTTCCGGTTATATACCTGCACAACATGCGGGTGCGGGCTGAGTCTGACTTATTATCTCCATTCATTGAGATGGTCAAATTTGCAGCACGTACCAACCCTAGATTACATCGTGTATTATGTTATGCGCTCAAGTGTAAGATAATGCCAGGGGATAATCTGACCCGACTGTACCGTGATCCCTATAGCCTTAATATTAGAACACCTCAATTGCCCGTATCAAAGTTACGTTCGTTTATCCTCCCCTCATTAAGTCGGAGGATCCAGAATAAAGATGTTAAGGACCTGATAAAGGCAGCTAAATCAGTAGAAAATAAAACTATCATTAAGTGCATGGAGACAGCAGTGCCGCAGAATGCTAAGATTATGTCTACAATATACGGGGCTACCCCTGAGGGTGTGTTGAGTGAATTGTTACGGAAATTCGAATCGGGGCGTTCTGTCTTGGATTTATTGATAACAAGAGGTAGGAAATCGTGGGCTGAGCGGAAACTTCGTCAAGTATTACAAGTTGAGTATGATCTTCAAACCTGGAGATGGCGTGTAATAACTAATAAGCATGACCCTGGGTGTGTCCCACTGATTCCTGATAATATGTGGCATCTATGTTCTACTGAGCTCGCCCAGTATTGTCGTGATTCAACCTGGAATTGTAGAATCGACGGGATATCAATGCCTGCTATGGCGCATCAAATAACTCTGGTAAATCCTATGGATGCAGGAAATAATGAACATATATTAAATAATCATTTCACCTACATTTATGATCCCCCTAATGAACTCATATCCCCGAACGCTTCACCCCACTGGGGAGTAAGTGGAAAGCACCCCTTCCTGGGTTTCACTACTAGAACTGGAAATATAGCTCCCCAAGTTAACTTCCAAGACAAGGATCCCCTCTTGATAAAGGTAAAGAATCTTCTTGATTTGTTGTCATGGGTCAACGTGGCTAAGACATCAGATGATGGTACAGAAACCATTAGTAACTTAGGTGAATTGATCAAATATATAATAGCTATGTATTCAAGTGTAAGTGTAGATGAATTGGCTCCATTTACGGCTGTAAGGAAAAGTGGGACCATACAACATCATGCTCGAGCTCCGAGGTTCCGTGAATCTATTGTGCCTAATGTCCTAAGCAATATATACCAGAATGTAGTAGGATGCAGTGATTCACACGTCACTCTCACCTCATCGACACAGAAATACACTATGAATTTCCTCCATATTATGTGCGAGTGCTTGCATCTCTTGCATATTGAGCTAGAGACGAGTGATACAATATCCACACCACGTATGACTTGGGGTGTTACGACTGATTGCGAGTATTGCAATAGGCCCATAACGGAGGATCCAATAATGATTCAGGTATGGAAGCTTCCATCCATAATACCTCCATTACTCGGAGCGTGCCGGATAGATGATATTGCAAAGAATCTCATAATTAAATCTTACAACGACTTCAACGAACAAGCATTCAAGCTACCAGCCAATCAGGGTGATCCTGAGGATGATCTTGCTGCAGCAGCTGTAGTGGCGGAATTTGTAAACTCATCCTTCCATTCAAGAACCAACTTACAAAATAGATTTACTCACCATGCCATGTCCGCGGATGCGAAACGTGTGTTTTCGAATATGACTCACAAAACTGGAGAGAGAATAATAGGACTGACTGAGCTTAAATCTATCCCGCTTATGGTTATTGTTAATAGTCTGGCATTGCCTATCTATGAATATATCATCACCAGATACGGGATCAAAGATCCGGATCTAATATTAGTTGATCTGATGATAGCCCACAGCTATGAACTCCCTTGGTATGAGTTATTGGCATTATTAGCTCAGATCAGAAGGCTAGGTCCTCTAGTGCTGCTCATACAGAAGCTATCAGGAATCCGAGGCCCTCCATGCTTCGAAGATCACTCAATGTCCACACCCCACATAGGTTATGTAATATACAAGCTTGTTCACGATCAGAGGATAGAACTGAGGTTGGCTATACGATCAAACTTGGAGATGAATATAGCTGTAGCAGAATATAGATATATTAGTCAACCTCTTCGTATGAAGCTGATGCAGCAAATGTTCATCACATTAGCTAGACAATGGAAACCATTAGGACCTGATGATGGAACCCGTTCTGATTTATGTCTGAGAGCCATATATGTAGCTCTTTTGCATGTTGATCATGAAGCGATACATAGATACCTTTGTGAAAACGGGGATGGTAACCGATTCCTTATGTTGAGACTCGACCAGTTTGTTGCAATAGATCATGTAGACCTAGATATGATGATCATGGATGATATGGATGATGATATGCGAATGCTGAGATGGGTCAGGGACAAGTACCCATCATGGCCTTGGGATGATGCGATTGCTAGGTTATCCGAAGATATGGATGATAGATGCTTAGGATTAGCACGACAGATATCCAATACACTGACCCAAGTTAGATGTTATATCGGGGTTTGTGATATTCAGGCAGCAATCAGTGTAGTAAGGAGGAATTCAGTGAACAGGAATGTTCCAGAAGAATTACAAGAATACGAACAAACGAACGAAGAGGATAGTGATCTTGAGGAAGTGTGGGATCACGATGCTCTACGAGAAATAGTGTGTCGTGGGCCGAAGAAACCTCTAAACCCATGTATATTGGAATTCACGTGTTCAACAGGCGAGCAGGTAACTCCCCGAGAACTAGCCATCATTGAAATTGATTATAATTATGATAGAATAATGTTTGACCCAAGTTATTACCTGAAGATATATGGGTCTACCACAACCTCACAAAGCAAGTTGGACTTTATAATGTCTCTTGTGGGTATGGACCGATCATTACCTACTCACTCTATATACTTGTGCGCTGCTGATGGTTATGGGGGTTTCGCAGAGTACATAGCTAGTCAAACGCAAGATAGTACGATAGTATTCAATACACTACTGGTAAACATTGGGAAGAACACGTATCCCTTCGCAGCTTATAAAGTCTGCAAAGAAAATAGGATAGAAGTGGATAATAGCTTGCTCAACGTCGGCATAGATGATTTAACAACTAATCAATGTGTTGAATCATTAAAGAATTACGGATCTATGTACACCGGTATTACTTGCGACGCTGACATCAGGTGGGATGATCATGAGTCAGCTATAGCTATACAATGGAACATTGTTGACATATTCCTCACGAATGCAGCACCCCAAGCATTCCTGGTAACAAAAATGAATCTCAACGCGGCAAATCTAGTAGCTAATATACTGTCCTATCTCAGGATGTTCTGTAGGAGAGTTCTCTTGATCAAATGTCCCAACAGCAATATCGGAGGGGAAGTGTACCTGTTTGCTCAGGATCCTCAGCGGGCGCCCCTGCATGTGAACAAGAACCATGAGTGCAACGATGATGAATGCCGAGCATTTAACAGATACTCGACCAGAATGAGGCGAGAGTACGAGGAGGCGCTTAAGTCACAGGTAGTAACTATAGTTCCTCCCGTTATCCATGGTATGAGAACTATGCATGGCCGGCTAGAACCCTCAGCAAATGTAAAGCTATATACCAGATTGAACCTGGAGGTAAATTTGGAGGCAATAGTAAACGAGTGTCAATACGTGCAAGAAGCTTACGTGAAAGTTATACAGCAACTTAAAAATCATGATAAATTGTTACGCGATAATCTAACTAATCCATTGAAGAACGTACCTAAGAATGTTGCTATCAAAGTAGTCACAATGACTTATAGTCGGTTAGCTTCTATGAAAGTTATAATGAGCCAAGGAGCTATATGGTTCCTAACCATGATCCTAGATTCAAAGTTTGTCAACAGGACGACTCTCAGGAACAAGTACAATGATGTCCTTGCATCCTTACCTCGAAAGCTTGGATTTTATCCCCCTAAATCATGCTGGTATAAGAAAGGATATCATATGGATGGATCAAAAGATCTACGGCCGTATGCTCGGTTCATGGATGGTATTAGACTAGCACAGATGGTAAGCGGATACATTGTACATAGCCGCAAAAGGTATGCCCCAGTAAACGAATTACATGATCTACTACGTATCTTCGATGATGGGGCATAAGCTGATACAAGATAGTGAAGAATTAATACAAAATTAATGTATATAATACTATATATGGCTTATAATTAGATTGTATCTTTGATT